GAGATTGCTCACGTCGCCCGTGAGACCGCTTACGTTGCCCGTAAGACCGCTCGCGTTGCCCCGGAGACTGCTTACGTTTTTAGTGTTTCCGTTTGTGACATATTCGATCGACGGCATGATGATGACTCCTGGGGGATGATCGTTGCGCCGGTCGGACGTTCCGAACGGCTCGAGTGATTCTAGCCGAAATATCGGTGGATGTCTACCCTTTTGATGCATTTTTTCATGATATTTGTACAAATATCGTTCTATTTCTTGCGGAGAAAGGTAGTGTACGGTTATTGTTCTGTATCCGATAACTGTTATTGACCGCTTTTTAGGAGTGTGTTAGTATTTTTGCGCATAACTTGGACATCCCTAACAAGGGTACCTATCTGCCTGTCCAGCAAGGGTCAAAACGCCTAACAGACATAAAATTGAGAAAACACAAAAACTCCTCTGTATATGGTATATATACCATACAGTATGTTAGGTATATATACAGTATATACGTATTAGGTATATGTTATTCTGTATATACACTTCTGAGATAAATACATATTCGTGTCTGTTAGGTAGTAAACTCCCTGCTAGAGCGGCGTTTGCATATGGGCGTTAGGGTATACTTGGGGGTGCCCAATAGTTAGTATTGTGTTATGCCAAAAAGAAGCCAAAGACGGGAAATGTTAGGTATTGTAAGTGTTTATGACTAAAATACTTATGAATCTGTTAGGGTTTTTTTAGGTATACCCCTAATTCCCTAACAACAGATACCTAACAACAATAACTCCCATAGAATGCCGTAGAATCACTTTCCTACCCTTTTCTACGGCACAATAGCATGACAATCGACCCTTTCTCAGGCTATTATCCTACAATACCCTGTCCACTAAGCCGATCAATCTGCCGACCGATACAGTATATTTCTACTATTCTCCCGACGATATGCCGCACGTACCATTCCCCTACGGAAATATCCTACAATTCCCTACATGATATGTATAGTCCGATAATAATGGTACCCTATCGTGTGCGAATAATCCTACATTATCCTGAACGATATGTGGCAGAACCAGGAGAGAATATACCTACATTGTAAGCTATCGGCTCGACATCAAGAGGTGCGAGGCTACGTAGGAAAGCAGGTAAAAGGATAGGGTGCCTCTCCTAATTTTGCACGGTCCAAATTTTTCCCAGGGTCAAATTTTAGGAATGCAGGTAAACCCTTCACCAAAGTCCTTTTTAGGAATGCAGGTAACCTCAAAGGACATCGCCCTCGTCCGCCGCCCCTCGTTCACGGTCCTTACCCGTTCCTTCCCTCCTCTCCACTGGTACAATCCCCCCCATGCCTACATCGCCCATGCACCTCATCATTCCAAACGTGCTGCCCGAGACGGGGGATCACGAGTGGATGCAGTACACCCCGCCGCAGTTGCAGTTGAAAAATTCCAGGCTGCCTCGCCGCAACCCATTGGAAACGACCGTCTCTGGTCTTTTCACCTTCAGGCAACCGGAAGATGTGCCCGACGCGATGTTGCTGCGGGAACTCTCATTCGTCGAGCCCCATGCACATCCCACAGAGATAGTGACGCTGCCGACACGCAAGCCGCCGCCGAAGTCAATGCTCTTCAGGAACGCGATTGCCGACGCACGGCATACGCCGGAATCGACCCTCAGCGCCCGCATCAAGTGCTGCTGGAGGATCGTGAGGGAAGCAGCCATTCGGCTCCAACTGATTGCCGCCGATGAGCCTCTGGCCTTGATCGACAGCGAAACCACCTCAAAGAAGGTCAGCAGGGACTCATGGGTCGAAGGGTCTTTTCCGTCATATCTCCTTGTCGCCCCGCCGTCGAAGTATTCCTTCGCAGCAAAGCGGATACCTCCCATGTCCCCCTCCGCGAAGGACTACATCGGGAGACCTCCGGTGTTCGTGGATAAGAAGGCATTGCGTGGGCACAACACGCCGTTCGAGGAGGTGATCTTCAAGACGGCATTCATCCCGCCGCACCTGATGACGCAAACACTGGCCGAGGTGTTCACCCTCGAACCCGACCCCGATCCTGACTACAACCCCGACCAGCCCGAACCCCAACTCCCCCCGCAGAGGCTAGACCCCATGCCGGGCCTGAGCCTGCTGCCCCCGGAGGTGCCGATGCCTTGGGTGGACAAGAACGGGGACCCCTTACCCGACTACGACCCCGAGGACAGCATACACGACCCAATGCTGGCCCTGTGGTTGCAGGGGTTCTATTTCTTGGCCAAGACCCTCAGAATTGATGAAGGATCAGCCAAAGACCCGGAGCAAGGACTGATGGGCCTCAAGGGCATGTTTGAGCCGTTGCTTGTCCGCACGTTGTTCCCTAGTCGGACGCAGCTAATGTACTACGAATCGCTCATAGTGCAGGAAGTGAGCGAGATCATAACAAAGAAGTCAGTCCTCGGGGCAGCAATGACTATCAAGGACAGGTACGGCATGGAGCCGTTCGAGATCGCAGGCATCATGAGCCTCGCCCGCAAGACGCTCTCGGCACAATACGAGAGCCGAGACCCGGAGACCAACAGGAGCATGATGCTCATCAGGCTCGAAGACTACATGGAACGAGCCAGGGAAAACCTGAACATGGAAGCCGAGTTCAAGGCGTTGAAAGAGATGTCGTTGATCCTGGGATTGACCACAGAACCAGGAGATTCCTCAATGAAGGACTTTGCGGCGGTCATGCGAAGGATCAAGGGCAAGAGCAGCATGGAGACCCTCAAGGCGATAGATATCGAGTCGCTGCCGATGCTGGAGTCGCAGATCAAGGACGTGTAGTCCACAGTGGACCCGAGCCACCCCGACGCCTAAACTGCTGCGTCTTGTCCTTCTCTAGTCCCCCTCGCAAGCGACCAACGACGCCGTTTGCGAGGGTTTCCAAGCAAGAACCCCCACAAGAACCCCCAAAGGCTGCCCCCGCCTGCGGGGGTTCTTATCATATCGTGAGGGATGCTTGCCGCACAAACAGACCCCTTGCACTAGGGCTGGGGGGTGGCTATGCTTTGGGCACAAGGAGTACCCCCCATGCCCGACACCACCCCCGACCCCGCCCTCAAGACCGTCAGTGTGACCACGAGCAGCGACGGTACCACGAGCACGACCACAGCAAGCCCAGGGAGCCGCAGTAGCGAGTTCGTGCTGACCATCGCCACAACGGTCATCGGTGCCCTGATGATGGCCTATGGCGCGTGGAAGGGCAATGACAGTATGGTCATGCTTGGTGGTTCGATGAGCGGTATCTCAACCACAGGCTACAGCCTGAGCAGGGGACTGGCCAAACGTCCCGCGTGACGTGAAGAGCCACAGGCGACCCGCCCTACAAGAAAGAAGGATCACATGATGAAGATCAAACCCGGAACTCTTGGCAAGACCAATTGCCGTTTCGCCCTCGCAATGTTTGTTGCGATCGTCCTCGGAGGATGCGCATCAACCGTGCCGCCCGGTCCCGTATTCGAGCAGTCATCGGACGCGGGGATCACCAAGCTGACGAACCAGCCGCCCAATACGATCGGTATCCGCGAGGTCGATCTCAACTGGGCCAGCACCGGCGCTGCGAACGTAAAGGCCGTCAAGGCGGGCAGGGACGGAGTGATGCAGCTTGGAAGCGGTCCCGCGACCACGCAGTTGTACTTCGACCCGAAGAGCAGCACCGTGTCTTTCTCCAGCGAGACCGATTTCACCGCCGACTCGATCTCGATGTTTGGTGATGACGGCAAGCCCCGGTACCAGGTCTTGAACTTCAAGGCCAACGCGAGCGATCCAACCAAGTCGATCGCAACGCCGATGGCGGTGTGGATCGACGGCTTCAAGGCACTCTCCGAGGATCAGAAAAACCTCGTGATTGCAAGACTCCAAGCGGAAGCGGAGAACATCAAGACGATTTCCTCTGCGGGTTCTCAGGTCATCACGGACATCATCAAGACGCTCATGCCTCCGCTGAACATTGTTCCTCCGCAATGAACAGGAGAGACCCTCGGCCTCGCAAGCCGATAAGGGTGATCCAGTCCTGAGCAGACCGCGACCTGCTCTACCTGATCCCAGTGGCCTTCGAGAGAAGGCCCTTGGTTTTCCCAGATCGAAAAACCCCATCCATGAGGGCTCCCCATGCCAGCCGTAACCCCCGTCCTTTCTGCCGCCAACGATGAAACCGTCGCGTTCTCCCTCGTAGGAACAGGATCGCTCGATCAAGCCCTGCTCCAGATCGACAGCGACAACACCGTCCCCGGCGCAACGGGAACAGCAAAGCTGATGGTGAAGGTGGACGCGGCGGCACAGTGGGTACTTGAGCCTACAGGGGTGTTTGCAATCAGTGCCAACAGCAGCGTCGTTCTTCGGCTGCCCAAGTACCCCTACGTGAAGGTCGTGCTCGTGAGCACATCCAACGCGGGGATGCTGAGCACCGTTTACGCGAGATAGAGCATCCACCCGTCCGACCTGCCGACACCCCCATCCAGTCCCTTTTGGAGTGATTTCGATGAAGACTCGGTTCCTCAGAACAATGCTCTGCGTGCTCATTCTCTTTTCGGCATTCACAGCATCAGGGCAGCCGGTGATGAACTCGCCGTTGCTGGGTGCTACGAACTACACCGTCAGCGTGACAGCAACACCGGACGACAACGCCGATGATACGCAGATCGTGCAGGCGGCGCTGAACCTCGTCCACGCGAGAGGCGGGGGTGAGGTGGTATTCACGCGCCCGGGCGTCTACAACTACACGGCGATCTACTGCACAGGCGGGGCTGTGCCGACAGCCCCCAACACGACGCTCAACAGCGCCCTGGTGATCTACGACAACACGACGATCAGGAGCGTCCCCGGAGTCATTCACAAGCTGGGTGTGACCAAGGACGATTCAAGATGCTACTTGCTGCGAAACGCCGACCCGACCAACGGCAACAGCAACATCGTGATCGACGGCGGCTATTGGTTTGGCGGGGGCATCGTTGCAGAAGCCACGTCTGCGGACGGCACCCACGTCACAATCCCCGGTGACTATGCCTCCCGGCTCGGTGCGGGTGTGCCATTCTCGGTCTCAGACGCCACAGCCAAGACGACGTACACCTCCACGGGGGCTTCGTACTCGTCAGGATCAACCACGGTGACTGTGGCCAGCGGCGCGAAGGCAGGAGGATTCCAGTCCTCGTGGCAGGCAGCAGACACGCAGCAGCCCGCGATTGCGACGATCAACTCGGGAACAGATACAATCACACTGACAGGCGACTGGACCCCCTACATCACCAACGGCTCCACAGGATATATCTACGGCAACTCAGACACCAACAGCAACAAGGTGTATACGGTGTCGTCGGTCTCATACGCAAACCCCACGACCACGGTGGTCTTCAGCACAGACATTCCGGGTACTGTGGGAACAAGCACCAAAGGCAACTATGCCCCGGTGTACAACAGGCTGTGGCCTGCCGATATGATACGACTGGAGAACGTCGATAATCTGATCATTCGCAACACCAAGGCGGGAGGGGTCGATAAGTTCGCGTGGCAGTTCATCAAAGTCACCAACGCTATGCTCTCGAACAACTGGTTCGACAACGGCTCAGACGGCTTCCATATCAACGGAGGTTGCCAGCGATTCACAATCCGCGATGTTCGAGGCCGCACCCTTGACAACATGGTGGCCCTCGTGTGCGATGAGGTCTGGTACCGTCCTCAGTTCCCCACACTCAAAGGCAACATCACCAACATTCTTGTGGATGGATTATTCCTAGACTCGGGCAAGACCTGCCTGGAGCCCGTGAGGTGCTCAGGAACATCGACTACAACCATTGCAGGCGTCACGCTGAGGAACCTCTACGGCACCGTTGGCCTGTCCAACGGCATTCGCATCGGAGATGATATCTCGGGTACCTACGGCAACCTTGACGGCTGCACGATGAAGGACTTTCTTATTGATGGTGTGGCGTTCTCCCTTCCCAGCGGCACAGCGGTAGTCAACCTTTCAGGATACAACGTCAAGAACGTCATCGTTCGCAACATTCGACTGCTGGCAGCAAACAACATCGCTGTGCAAGTGGCGTCAGCATCAGGATTCACGACTGCGACCGATGTTGAGTCCCTTATCATCGACGGGATTCAATCACAGGTCGATTCAACAGTTCGCGTTATTCAGATTGACGCGACTGTAGACTATTTCTCTCTCGCAAACAGCTTTATTCGCTTGGGTGTGAGTGGCACAGGACTACAGGTCACAAATACTTCATCCACACAAGGGCAGATCAAGTACGGTTCGATCTCGAATACTCAGTTCGTAGGCAACAACGCCACGGGCGGAAACGTTGCCATTGGCTTCCGGAACACGACGCTCCGCTCTAAAGTGAACATCTCAGAGACCCATTTCAGGCAAGTCGGAGCGGGTGCCATGTATGGGTTCCAAGTCAGCGGACCCGCCGAAGCATCCCTTGATGGTTGTCAGTTTGACCTCAACTCCTCTTGCATCGGTGTCTACAACAACAACGCGGCTACAGCATTTCGTCTGTCAGGCGGCTCATTGAAGTTCGACAAGAATGCGAACAACAACTACAAAGATGATTCCATGATCGTGCATGGCTCGGGGTCCATATCTCCCAACAATCCCGGTTTCACGCAAGACATGAACTCGGGCAACTTCGCGGCGGTGTCTGCCCCTGCGGACGGGGATGTGTTCTACAACACGGGCGCGTACGCAGCAGGCTCGGGCGGCGCTCCAGGCCCAGGCTTGATGATCTATGACGGCAACGGAACATTCTGGCGTGCTGTGACGCCGCCAAAGCCCGTTGCCGTGACCTCCACGGGTACCACGGTCATCTCTGCATACCACTCCGGCATGACGTTCACCAACGCTGGTGGCTCATCTGTGACGACGACATACACCCTGCCCGCCGCCAAGATTGGGATGACACTCTCGTTCATCAACGCGTCAGGCAACACCACAACACTCAATCGTGCGGGGTCTGACACGATGCAGAACCCAACCACAGGAGCCACAACGGCCACCACAATGACCACCACGGACACAGGAGGCACAATCACGCTGAAGTGCACCTCTGCGGGCATCTGGTCGATTGTGGATAAACAGGGGACATTCACGATGGTCCTGCCGAAGTACGAGCAACAGCAACTCTTTGACTTTGGGACCGTCTTCGATTCCCGAAGACTTGCAGCCTAGCCTTCTGAGCAGCCAAAGAGGGGAAACCCTCTTCGGCTGTTTTGCCTTCCGTCACCACCCCCTACAGGAGCAACATCATGGCAGCCGCACACAGCGAGAATGACTGGGATCGTCCAGGTCAACAGGATGGAAGAGAAGAGCCATTGCATGAACACAGATGCGCGATGTGCTGCTCGGACTCGCGGGAGAAGCTGGACACGATCTACAGGCAGCTTACAGGCGGCTCAGAACCCGAAAGAGGCCTGTTTTTTCGTCTCAAACAGCTTGAAGAAGACAAGAAAAGGCAGGAATGGTGGGTCAAAACAGGCGTAGGAGCAGCCTTTGTTGCGATCTGCACGACCATCATTAGCTGGATAACAGGCGGGGGCTTGAAGCACCCGTAAGCTAAAAAAGACCAAAAACAGGGCAAAACAGGCTAAAATAAGGCAAAAACGACCAAAATGGCACGGGTAGCTGAAGATTTTGGTCGTTTTTATCAGATGGTCTCTGAAGACATTTTCCTATTCTGTCGGCTGATGAACTTCGTTCCGACATGGCAACAGGTCCAACTGCTCCGCGCCGTGCAAGCCAAAGCCCGCAGAATCGCGGTAAAGAGCGGCCAAGGACCAGGAAAGACGACCTGTTCGGCAATCGTGGGGCTTTATCAACTCTTCCGCAAGCCCGATTCTTTGCTCGTGGTGACGGCCCCGTCGATGAGGCAGTGCCGCGACGTGTGGTTGGCCGAAGCAAGGCTCGTGCTCTCTCGGGCCATGCCAGAACTCAGTCAATTCTTCAAAGTGACCAAGACCAAGATAGAGGTAGCAGAACAGCCGGGGTGGTCCTGCAAGCTGGTTACAGCAACAAAGGCAGAGAACGCCCAAGGATACCACAACGAGAACATGAGTGTCATCATGGAGGAAGCCTCGGGCATCCCCGATGAGATCATCACGCAGTTCAAGGGCACGCTCTCAAACCCAGAAGCACTTTTACTTCAGATCGGCAATCCCACGGTGCGATCGGGGGCGTTCTTCAACGCATTCACGACGGATCGCGGCAACTGGCACAGGCTCACATGGAACGCTGAAGAAACACCGGAAAGCAAGTGGTTCTCGAAGGCGAGGAACAAGGCTCTCGAAGAAGAGTTTGGCAGGGATTCCGACGTGTACCGAATCCGCGTGCTTGGAGAGTTCCCACACGCGGACCCCAACTGCGTCATCTCTTCGGAAGAACTGGAGCATGTCATGGGACTCTCTCCGGTCGAGGTCATACGGATGGCTCGGATGGAGCGTGACGAGGCGTTCGGAGGAGGAATCGCCAAACAATTTGGACTGGACTTCGCCCGGTACGGTAGCGACGAGAGCACCGTCTTTCGTCGCGCAGGCAACGCGATCATGGACTGGGAGACATTCAACCACACCGACCCAAGCGTGGCCTGTGACAAGGCTTTCGATATGCAGAGGAAGGCTGCATGGGGGAATGCAGAAACGATCTACGTAGCAGACGCAGGGGGCATGGGCCAAGGCATCATGCACCGCTTCGCTGAGAAGCATAAGCATGTCGTGGAGTTTCACAACAATGGCAGGCCCTCGGACAAGCAGTACGAAAATCGCATCACCGAGGGGTTCTTCCACCTCGCGCGTTTGGTTCGAGCAAAGAAGTGCTCGCTGCCGTTGGACACCCGGCTCATAACCCAGTTGACGGGGCGGCAATACTACACCAACAAGAAAAACAAGCTGGTGCTGGAGTCTAAGGACGAGTACATGAAGCGAGGGTTCGACTCGCCCGACCGGGCAGATGGTCTTGTGCTGGCATTTACAGACGCCTTGCAAACACAGACACAGACGGCTAGAGGGACTATCATGCCACAAAGGACAGGGATCGGATTGCGAGGAATACAGGGGATCGCCGGATGAATTGCCCTAAATGCGGATCACTGCTAGAAACCACGCACGTCTACGGTGCGGGCAGCAGCACCACACACAGGCTGAAGTGCCTGTCGAAGAAGTGCAATGCCATCGTCACAGCGGTTACAGTTGTTGTCAGCGCCGACTCGGTGTACGGGACGGGGGCAGCGGCGCTGGCGAAGATACTCAAGGCTCAAGAGGAGCAGAGTCTTGAGGGCCTTGTGTCTCTTCTAAAGGAGCATCCGATTCTGCGATCGGCGGCAAGGCAAGCACCCACAGAGGGCTCAACACGGCCTTGAGTTTTCTTCTGGCAGGATATACCACTTTCTCGCCTCTGAGGTGGCACGCAGCCGGACGAGATAGCTTGTGCTTGATCGTTATAAAATCGCGGATTTCAACATTATAGCCTCGCGTCACAAGGTCCTTCAACACCACCATGAAGCAGTTGACGACGTGTGCGACAACGGCCTCGTCCGTATCGGACGCACGGCGTACCTGTTTGAGGATGTGTTTCTTGGTTAGTGTTGGACGACGCTTGGGGGATGTGTTGTTCATGTAGGAACCCTAGGCAGAACAGCAGGATGAGTCAAGAAAAATCCCCGGCGTCTTTCTGTGGAAAGGATCAGCAAACCACAGCGACTACCGGGGACCCCTCGAATGGTCTGTCAAGATGCTACGGTGCCACCCGTATCGACCGTCTTCCAGTTCGTGCCGTCGGACTGACACAAGACACCTGTGCCTGTTCCGGCCCCTTCTCCTGATTTCCTACCGTCCGTGACGAGGAGGAACTTCCCCGCAGGAGTCGCGGACGGCAGCCCTGCGACGGTAGACGTGCCGATCCCGAGCCATTTCGCGGCAAGGTTAGCCAGAGTGCTTTTGCGGTCGCCCGCGAGGCTCACGTCTCGGAACATCAACACATCGAGCGATGAGGGGTCTCCGGCGGTCAGATCAACGATGGTCTTTGGTGTGGGCATGGTCTACTCCGTGATGTAAATGTTCTCGCCGATCGCCGTGACGATGTAGTCCCCGGCGTCGTCTTCGAGGAATGTCTTGTTGAACGCGACCCCGGTGATGATGTCGCACACAGGGGTCTGCCCCGAGATGTCGAGAATCTGCTCCGAGGTGTATGTCTGGGACTTGATGCACATCTGCGTCCCCGGCTGAGCAGGGCTTGGGAGCCTGTTGCAGTCGCCCTGTTTGATGATGTACACAAAATCGCCGATCGCGTGCGAGGCGTTCACCGAGTCAAGGCGAGCCCGGATAAGTCCTTGGAGTTCGTAGAGGAAGTGCCGCGTCTCCCAGACCAGCGTAGAGCCGTCCGCGACCGTCTGGAGCCTCGTCGTGGGCCATGTGGGCTCGGAAGCGGCTGATGTGCCGCCGACCGTGCAGACGTAGCGGAAGCCCGTCACGCCGGATGCGGGGGTCACAGCATCGCCGGGGGAGTAGGTGTGGGAGGCAATCCATGTCGATTCGCCCTGCGGGTTGACGTTCTTGAGGAAGAACGCCTCCTTCCCAATGACTGCAAGCTGTTTGCCGTTGCGCCATTCGGTTGGGAGGGCTGAAAGGTCCAGCACATCGAGCACATCGAAGTTGAGGGCCTCGAAGATTGGGCCGGTGTCGATGATATCTGGCCCTCCAGCCGCGATGGTAGTGGTCAGAGGACCCCCAGCAGCCGCGATGGGTTGAGAGCCCAGGAGAGAGTAGCTGGCCCCTTCGACAGAACCGTATATGCGTGCGCCGGAAATGGACTGGTGAGCACGAATGCGGAAAGCAGCAACGGACACGATATCGGCCCCGACGATGGACTCGGGGAGTTCGAGCCAAGTGAAAGCGAGGTCCGCCGCTACATCGGGCGGGATAACCACCGCGTTGTCATCGTACCCGTCGAGGATGGTCGGAACGGCGTAGCTGTCGAGGATCGAGGAGATCAGCACGCGAGGGCTGTAGGCGTCGATCTGCACGGACATCACCCGCATGGGGCCGACGCCCCCGGAGGCCGTGAATGCCTGACCAGGGAGCATCAAGGCCGCTCCTCGGCTGCCTCGATACTTCGAGGACGCGGCGTTGCCAAAGGCCTCCTGCACGCGGCGATTGGTGATGGTTTTTGCCACAGGCATCTGTGTCGGAATCGTCAGTTCGATGGTCTTGGTCCTGTACCTATTGTGCTCCTCGGCGATGGCGTCATCGTCGTACTTGATATCCTGCGTGCGGTAGTTCAACTCACGACGGGGGAACGTGAAGATCACGCGATCGGTGCTGGCGTCTCCTTGGATCGCTTCGATCTCTACATCTTCTGCGAGGAGCACGTCATAGCCGAGATTGGGGATATCCACATCGGGCCGGATCATGTTGAACACGAGAATTCCGGCCTTGTCCACTTCCATGCAGCCGATATCGAGGAGGATGCCCTCGACAACGGCTTTGAATTCCTTGCCCGTGTCGATGAGGATGTTCGCGGCGAGGTGCTCATCTTCGCATGTCACACCCATAGCCGAAAGGGAAAGCCTATCGACATATTTCGGGTCAAGACCAACTCCGTGAGGCCATTCAGCAGTGTGCAACTGGTACAGAATTGCATGAGGATTGACGCCCCGAGTGATGCCGTCGTCAAGCACATTATGAGCAGTACCCAGAGAAGTGCCAGGACAAAGCGATTCGAGGTCGTATTCCAGCGTAGGCCATGTGGGAGAACCCCCAAGTCGCTTTTGAATCCAGTAGATGTAGCAGACCATCGGCCAGCGGCTCTCGATGCCCGTGAGTGCTGCGAGACCGGCATCCACTGGTTGATCTGAAAAGCCCCAATAGATACGGAAAGAACCCTCATCGCCTGCGGAGATCAAAGTACCTGAAGGTGTTGTAGCCGCAGAAAGCACGCCTTGCCAAATCGGCTTGCCGTTTTGATAGATTCCAAACAACTTGTTGGCGGGACCGACGCAAAGTTGGTGCCATCCGTCTTCGAGGTAGATGGTCTGCGTCTGCGAGCCCCCACCACCGCCGCCGAAAACATCGCCCTTGCCTCCCGAGGCCCCGCCGACCGATTCTTGCCTTGTCGTGCGATTCCCCGCAGCGCCGAAGACGCAGCCGACGCGATATCGACCGATCACCAGGGGAATGTACGACCCTCGGGACGCCAGAGTGGTCGGAGTGTCGTCCTGCTCAAGGCCTCCGGCACTCTCTGGTCCCTTGATGAAGTACCTCGCGGCCAAGAGCAAGGCAGCGGCAATGACGAGTTGGACTACCGCGAATGCCATAGGTCCTTCCTTCGTGGTCGGTAGATACGCAGGATGCCGTGCGTAGCTTCGAGGGATGTGATATGCGAGCCGCTTCCTGGCGTGGTGTGGAACGCCTGAAACGGCGTTGTGCCGACCATCATCAGATGACTCTGCCGCCGAGGAGAGCCGGGGATGGATGTGCTCTTGGTCACGATGATGTCGCCTGGCTCAACCATCGGACACCGAACGATCAGCGAGCCGTAGTGGGCCTGCCGGAGCGCCTTGATGACGGGCCAGGACTGCCGAGCATCATGTAGCCCTGCATCGGGCGGGAGGCGAGGAACGATTGTGGTGCCTTCTGGAACACCAAAGAGATCATCCAGCAGACCGGCCACCTGTTGAACACAGTCAGCGCCAGCACCGCGACGACGCTGCCCCGGAGCAAATCGCGTCCCCTTCCAACGAGCAAATGCCCTGTCAATGGCGGCGGCAATCCCCGGCGTGACGGGGCGCCAAGAAAAGGCAACGGGCTCGGGAAAGATCGTTTGCATTATTGTTCAAAGACGGGATTTCGAGGAGGGATAGCGATACCGCAGCCGAGGAACTGCTCTTTGTTGTTCCAAGTGCTCTTGCATGTCGTGTACCTCTTGTCGCAGCCAGGCAGGAGAGTACAGTCGGCTCCCGCCCATGATGGAGGAGGAATGGAGAACAACTCGAAGCGACCATCTTCATGCGAGACGCGAATCGGGATCGAGAGCCCGTCAACCCGCACTTGGCCGCGACGATACTTCACGTTGATAAGCTGAGTGGCAGGTACCGTGACACCCGGAAGCAACAGCGTGACTGCATTATCAGAAGGATCGCCCAAGGCTGTAACGGTGCCTGTGTATGTATCTGTTGAACGATCTACGCCGCATCCAAAGCCACCAAACTGCCATTGGCACTCGGAAGTGGCGGGGATGCCAAGGCGAATCTGTGCTAGCTGTGCCTTCACGCCTCCACAGGTGGCCCGGATCAGTCCTGGTCGCCCTCCGGGGTTCTTGGTGCAGGTCTGCACAAAGCCGAAGAAAATTGTGCGAAGCGTGCTTGTGTGGTCAGGATCGACGTGTTCAATTTTCACACTCACGCGAGCATGATGGAAGCCAAGCACCATCGAGGCAAAGGGCTCTTTCGTTGCGAGGATTTCAATTTTCGTTGGCTTGTCTTCGATGGAGCCCGAAATCTCGCCCATATCCACGGCTAGGGATGGCACGGAGGCAAACGTGACGGTTTCTTCCGCGATCGTGTCTCCGCAGATGACGTGCTCGGGAATGGTGATGTTGAGAGGTTCATCCCACTGGGTATACCGCGCGATGTGCAACGCTCCGGGGTCGCCCCATGTGAGGGTGACGAGGACGGCGTACTTGCTGGCAGGAGATGTTTCAAGTAGTGTTTCAGGCATCAGCCACAGCAACCCTTCCACTTCAATCGTGGATCATAGACCTCTTCCGGTAGTGCTCCAGTGATAGGGCCTCGGTTGAAGTGCTTTTCTGGGGGCGGCTCGGGGTGCTTTTTGAGCACCTCGATATCGGCAAAATCGCCTCGTGTTCGCCAGAAGGCATCAATCTCAGCCTCGGAATAGCCTGACCGTTTCATGGTGTCAAACGCCACATCAGGGCAGATGAGATCAGTCCGTAGCATCAAAGCCAATGCAACAGGATTAGTTTTTCGTGTGAATAGATCAAAGATAGCATCCTTGTATTCAGGACTATTCAGAAGGTCCATAGAAGATCGAAGTGTTGGTTTATCCGGCACGCGGACACCCCACATTCTCAGGAAGATCATCGCAGCAGCAGAAATCCAAGTACGAAACCACATCCCACTGCACCTCACCCGACTCAAAGCACCACCATGTAAAATAGTTCACGTAGGTTCCGCTGCCGCTCGTGCTGAGTGTGCAGTGGTTGCCGGTGGAAACGTAGGTCCTGCGGCAGCCACAATACTCTCCGAGGTTCATAGCGCCGGGGACGCCATTGGCGAGATCAACGCCATTGAAGAAATTGCGTGTCACGTAGGCACCCCCGTAGCGAATATATGTAACATCGCACCGAGGGGGTCCGTAGTCTGGATCGAGGAGCACGTTCCCGTGGCAGTCCTTCATCACGCAGTTGTCACACGAATAGGCGATTCGCGTTTGACAGGCCAGGATGTCAAAGCGGGAGCAAATGGGGTCTGTGTCGGGGTCTGAGATGTTCTCGATGGCTACCGTCGCTTCGCCCGGCAACTCGACCGACTCAAAAAGGCACTCCATCACCCCATCCGACTTCCATACCTCTTTGAGGGCGTCGTTTTTGAACCTGCTGAGTTGGGCAACGCAGACGCGAGCAATGCTACCAGAGGAGATCGTAAAAGAGGAATCGAGGGTGAGGGTGTCGTTTCCCCCTGCGCGAGAGTGCCCTGTGATGGTGCGTATTTCAACAGTCCCATCATTGGCGACGACAGCAATCCACGGGCGATAGTCCCAGTCACGTTCTGCGCCCGAGGCACGGACGACGATCTGGCCTGAACCATAAGAAACAAAGGCATAGTCGCTGGTGGGGGAGGCCACCCAGAAAGGGAAGAGGCAACCAGCCCTGGACTCAAAGAGTTTGATGAAGTCAAACGCCTTGGTGCGATTCTCGAACGTCAGGGTGCCGCTGCGATTGACTCGCATCCGATCGCCGTACAGCATGGCGATCTGGGAGACGCCAGAGCCGGAAAAGGCTCCGGCCCGCACCATATCAATCTTTGCTTCGTCTCGGAGATTGACCTGAAGGTTGAAGATCGGATAGCCAAGATATGTAGCAAAGGCAGACGGCACTGTTCCGGGGGCCTGCATTGTGGAGAGTGCTTGAGGGCCTGGAAGTTCCTGTGCTGTGATCTTGCAAATGACTACACCATCTGTCACAACAGAGATGCTAGCCTGCAAGTTGATTTTGGCTTCTATAAGAGGAACTACTTGTGCTCCTACGCCATAACCTCGGTCAAGGCCCACTTCCAGCGTGACGGACCCGGACGCAAGAGCCGCGACCTTTCCGACTGTGAAGACGGAGTAGTCAGAAGCGACGATGGCGACCCGGCCTCCCATAAAGAACCGCTTATTGGTCGTATCACAGGGCAAGACCGTGTTGGTGGCCACAACGGCGGCTGTGAGTTCCGTGAAATCCGAGATGAGGGGGAACAGAGAGCGGGCAATCGAGGACCTCTGCAATATGACTTGGAGTTCGAGCAGATCGTCTTGCGTGAAAGCGACCTGCTGCACCTCGACGGATCGCGTGCCCCGATTGATGAGACCAAATCGCTGCTCGCTGTCATTGTGGTGCGTCGTCACGTCTGTTTGAAAGGCCGTGGAGACCGTGACATCCTGCCCCCAGTCGGCGGCGAGGAGAAAGCCCAGCGCCCAGAGTTCGTCGCTCTGGGCCTGCGTCTCGACTGCAATGATGTCGCTGGGGGTGACAGGCATGGCTTACCTACGGCGGAAACCCTGCTCCTCGAAGAATGCGATCGCGGCTTCCGAGCCACTCCGCAAAAACCGCTCAACACTCTGGGGACCGCCCACAATATAGGCGGGCAATGGAGAAGATGCCCCTGACGATGCTGAGGAGGGCAACGAGGACGACCTGTTCGAAGGGGGCGAGACGAAGCCGCCAGCAGCAAACCCCGGCCCTGATGCGACGGCGGGAGCGGCAACGACTGGAGCACCGAGGAGTCCTACGGCAGCGCGAAGGGCGTTGGGATTGACATCCCCAAAGGCAAGCTGGTGCATGAAATCGTTACCGAGCATCTTCGATCGTTCAGGAGCCACAAACCATTCGCCGGGGCGTGCCCAGATGGGTACCGTGTCGCGGCTGTCCAGCCCTGGGGGGCGTCGCCCGTGGTAGGGGGTATAGGGAGTCCTACCGCCCCCCGCGAAGCCTTGAGCCCGTCTGCGACCAGGCACAGGGCCTCCCCGAGCACGCCCGAATGCGGGGACCTCGCCCCCGGACGAGAACCCAAAGAGGGACACCAAACCGAGAGCGGCCTTGGTCGCGGCGATCTGGAAGAGCGTCTGAAGAATCTGCTGGGCAATACCTTGGAGGAATCGACCGAACCGATCCTTCAGATCAACAGTCTTGGTAGGATCAAAGGCGTCGGTGATGGCGGACGAAGCGAAGGAAGCAAAGGAAGAAATCGTACTCTTCAATGTATCGAAGATGATCTCGAACTGTGTGGGTAGCTGCTGATTGAGTAGCGTCAGGGAAAGTTTGATCTGCTCCCCGATATCCTTGGCATCCCGCGAGGCCTTGATGTGGGCCACGTCGAGTTTGAACGCGGCATCCTCAGCAGCGATCGCGGCATCCTGCTCAAGACGGGCTTGGTCGATAAGCAGTGCGTTCTGTTGGCCCTGAAGCTGGATGAGTACAAGCCGTGCGTTGCGTTCGCGGCTCAACGCGGCGGTGATGTCCGCTTCCGGTACCCCTCCGGTAGATGACTGTCGCTGTTGCAACGCATCGAGTTCATCCTGAAGAATCTTGAGTTGGTCTTCTGCGGAGCGAACCTGCTTCTCGACCGCCGCCGCTTCGACTTCCCTGTTCTTACGTTCAAGGGCCTGCTGGGCACGGAGGATTTCCAAGACACCCCGAGCAGCAATCTCTTCCTGCACAGCGGCACTGGCAAACGCCTTGCGAGCGTCCAATTGTGCCCGGTTATCTGCGGTGCGAGCATTCGACACCCGAGCGATAGCGGCAAGCTGAGTAGCTGCCTCTTGAGCAATCAAGGCCGCTCGGATGTTGAATTGCTCATTGATCGCTTCCTCTTCCTGACGCCGAGCATGACCAAGCCCTGCGAGAGTGTTTTCAATGACAACCTGACGACCGCGAGCGTCGATGGCTTCGCCTACGGTCTTTATGAAGGCCACGGCTGATTTCTGATCTGCTGAGACACCTAACGCTTTGGCCAGCAGCAACCCTTCGATCAGACTAAGGTTTTCTTTGTTGCCTCGAATCTCAAGTTCGATGGCTGCTTTCTTCTCGTCGCTGAGTTGCTTCACTCGTGCGGCATTGAGCAAGGGGTCCCCGAGGTCAGCAGCCAATTTCTGCTGACGCACAACCTCTTCGAGTTGCAGTTGCTTGATCCGCTCTTCGGCGTGAATCTTGTCGTCGTAAAGCTGCTTGATCTCCTCGAAGGCAGTGATCGTCTGCTGCTGCGTCAGCCCGGCCTGTCTCCCGAGATCGGTCAATCGCTGCTGTGCCGTGAGTTCCTGCTGCTTCGCGGCGTTCAGCCCTTCCGCGAGGGCCTTGGCTTCTCGATCCTTGGCCTGCGAAGCCTGATCCAGAGCCACCAATCGCTGAAGATTCAATTTGGCCTGTTCGAGCACCTTGCCTTGGAGTTCAAAGTGTGAAGCATCAAATGCCTTGTCGAAGGACACGGTGGACGATTCGATACTCAGCTTTCGGGTCTCGTCACGGAGTTTTTGCATCTCCTCATCGAACTTTTGGAGGGACTCGGCAGCGAGTTCAACCTGCGGCTTGAAGTCGAAGGCGTCGAGCACGCTCTTGCCGAAGTCTTCGACCTTTGCCTGTACCTTTTCCGTGCCGTCGATGATTTTGTTGAGGGCTTTGTCGAAAAGGACCACAGCGCCGATGATGGCAGCACCCGTAGCTACGGCCTTGAGGGGGCTTGCGGCAGCAGCAGCAGCCTCGGTCGCAACAGCCGCAGCGATTGCCCGAGTGCGAACCAGGCCCATAGCGACGGCGGCGGCACGCAGCCCCGTGACCAGAGCGGTGACGACAGGAACAACCGCAAGGAAGACCAGACGGACGCTGGTGGTGATTTTCACGATCAGATACAGTTCGGCCACGATGCGAACAAACTGAGACACGATGGAGGCCAGAGATGGGAGGCTCGAAGCCAGAGCCGATGAGAAACCGCCAACGAGGCTCGTGGCCAGTCGAATGATGTCCGATACAGTCTTGATGAGGTCAAAGACAGCCTGAAGCACGCCGATGATTGACGCGCCTGCAACCTCCAAGATATCGGAGATCACACGAACAAAGCCAGAAACCCCGCCGAGACTCGTCAAGGCAATACGAAGCTGGGCCACAACAGACTGCAACGAATCGAACAGGATTTTGAACGCAGCAACAGCCTCGGGACTAGGCTGGAACTTACCTACTTGAGCCGCTCCATCGGTCAGAAGAGCGAGCACGTCATTGAGTAGACCCTTGAGTTCTCCAAAGAAACCGACCGATGACTGCTGAATAGCGATCTCAGCCGCCGACTTGACGCGGGCCATCGCTCCCTCGAACGTCTGCCCAATGGCTTCGGAGAGGGAATTGAAGGCCCTGAACTTGACGTTCAGGAGGTCTGAGAGCGTTCCGAGTTCCTTGGCTCGCTTGATATCCTCATTCGTGATGCCCAGCGCCGTAGCAATTCTCGTTGTGCGTGCTTGGATTGTACCCGCGAGGATCGAGCGGATTTCCTCGGCAAGCTGGTTGTCCGCGAGTTCCAAGGTCTTCGCGGCCTGTGCGATCTGCACGGCGAACTGCCGCACCTGATCGAGGTTCAGACCGGCACGTAGGCCGGGAGCGATGCCCACTTGGAAGGCGTTGACGGCGGCAGAGAACGACACAGCGGCAGCCACGGCCTCTTGCCGGAGCAACTGCGTCTGTCTGCGGGCCTCTTGCTGTGCGAGGGAGAAAGCTACGGAGGCAGATACGGCCTCGCCTGTGGCTGACTTGACGGTACCCACTGCGGTCGTGAGTGCTGCGATACCGAGAGCCGTCGTCTCAAGCTGGCTGTTGAACTCGATGGCGTCCCCTACGAGCCCGAAGAAGCCACGGATGGTCGCCCTTGCCGCCGTGAACACAGCGAAAATGCCGATAAGCCTGCGGAAAGTAAAGAGGGCACGACCGCCTGCTTTCTCGGCACCATCCACACTGGAGCTAAGACCAAAGAAACTCTTGATTGAGTTGCCGATAGAGACATTCTGCTCTGTGAGGGCAGCGGCGCGTGCCTTGATTGCCTCTGTGTTGGCCCGTAACTGCACCCGTGTCTTCGCCAGCACATTCAAGAGTTCGGGATCGTTGCCTGCGGCTTGTGCCTTCGACAGTTTGAGAGAAGCTTTTTCGAGATCGGAGACAGCGGCGGTCTTTTGTACTGATGCGATATCCGTTTTCAAGGCAGATATAGAGGACCGAGCAGACTCGATGTCGGCAAGAAATGCTTTTAGGCT